AAAGTCTACATAAACGTTTCCTGAAGGAGCAGTAAATCCTGTTTTGAGTGCTAATTTACCTGTAGCATAAAAGTTATCTCTTTGACCATTGTCAAGAGTATATCTTCCTGTGATAATTGGACCAGTTGCGGAACCATCTCTAATTGCATTGATTACATAAATGTCTGCTTTATTTAAACTAATAACATTTGCAGCTGGAGTAAATGTAGCTTTCAAGTTTGTTTTAGTTTTGGTTTTAATTGAAGCGGAAGTTTTTATTTGATATGTAAGGAATGAGTAATCTGTAGAGTTACCTAATCCAGTAACTGCAGCAGTGCCACCGTTATTTGTAATTGAAATTGATGTATCTACTACACCATCAGATTCTTTTACCGCAATCCATAATAAAGTATCAGTGAATGTATGACCTGAGCTTGCAGAGATTGTTACTGCGCCAGAACCATTTGTACCTTGCCCTGTAATTTTCTTTGCAACAGTCAGAGAGACAGAGGCAAATGATTTTGGACGTAAGAATGGTGGGTCAAAGAATAAGTTATGATCATCTTTGTTTTGAAGTTCAACAACACCTGTTGGTTCTACTCGAATATTAGCATTCCAATTTAAACTACCATAGCCTGTACCATTACCAATTGATCTTACTGCACCAAAGTTTGCACCTGAGTTCATTTGAACATCAAAAAGATATAGTCTAAATTCTGCATTATCTTTTTCAACTGCACGAACTCTTGCTGTACCAACTGTAGACCCACCGTAATCAACTGCGGATCTTAAGTTTACACTTGCATATGTGTCAAAGGTTGGAACCCCTTTCATACGATATGCACCGGTTGAGGTTGCTGTACCAATGCCCGTCATTACATACATGCCATATGAAGCAATTGCAGATTGGCCGGTTTTAGTCAGAGTTGTACGTGGTTTGTTTTCAATAATAGTGGTTGGCTCACGGAAGTGAATTCTTTCACCATGTATATACGCTTTACCGTCAGACATAGTAATAGCCATCTTCGCATCATTATCAGCAAAGCTTCTAAATTGAAGATTGAAATTTCGAACTGAATAGTTGCCTGCTTGCTCATAACTGTAAGTATTAAATACTTTCTTAATCGTTCCAATACCCGCGCCAGTTGCATTTGCTGCGACCGTAATTTTACCTTCTTCAACAGTTGCAAGTTGAATATAATATTGTCCTGAAGTAACATCCGTACCCTTTGTAAGCGTGAGTGTAATTCTATATCTGTCGGCTCCAGGAGCAGCAACATTTAAATTTGGTCCGGAGTTATCATAAAGATTTTCGTTGTCAGTAGCTTTAATAATTTGTTCTAAAACAACAAAGCCAATTGAATCTGCAGGGAATTTGTCGTATTTAGATAAAACAATATTTTGTGCTGCAGCAAAGACCATATGGCCATTAATAAAGAACTTACCAGCGTTTACGAATGCAAGTGTACCAGCCCCAAATGCTGGATTTGCTGTTGTATTTGTTGTTTGTGATGTAAGTACCTCACCTGATGTTTCACCTGTTAGGTTGCGACCAGGGGTTATTTTAATGGCCGTGGAGCCACTTGCAACACCAGCTTGGTCAATATACCCTACATAAATCGTAGCAGGTTCGCTGGTTGCGGCAACAACTTTTAAAATTCGTACACGAATACCACTTACTGCTTCAGCAAATACTTCACCTTCAATCGAAGTAATAACAGTGGGAAGGGCATTACTTGTTGTATTAAGTTTAATAAAGTTTGCTCTATTGTCAACCCTTACCTCACCACCAACGGCTGCAGCTCCATCACGGAAGGTTGAACTTCCAACTGCTTTTACATCTTCATTGATGATAGTTTGAAGTTGGTTTAATTCTCTTTGTTGTAGTGGACGCCCATTATTAAATAGTACTTTATAATAATTATCGCTGTCACGATAATCGTCATTATATGTAGTTGCAAAGGTATCTTTTATTACGTTATCAGCCATTAATTTTTCCTATTACATTTGTATGACGATTTTAATGTCTTCAGTTTGACCCGATGCTCTCACAACTGCCGCCCTATTTTCGATGTAAAGCAACTCGCCTGTCATCGGATCAGCTATCGGTTCTAAAATCATATTAGCCGAATCATTCACTACCGTACCACTTCCACTACCTAAATCTGTCACAGCCTCATTAACTTTAAATTGTTTAAAGCCAAGGGTTTCATTAGAATGAAAATAAAGTAAATCTGAATCCTTCTTATCTATAATACCTTTAGCACCTGATGTTCCACCAGTAATTGTGCTTCCTACTGTGAAACTGTTTGTTCCTGAGGCAAGCCCCTGTACTTTCAAAGCTTTAAGCAAATTAAGGTTTGCACCTGTGTATTTAGGAGACAAAGCGGAATCAGCATCAGTACTAGTAAGTAAAAGGTTTTTATACAATCCAATTTGTCGGAAGTCGTTACCAATAACCCAAGATTCAGTTTCATCACCTGATGGTTGAATATCAAACATAATAGCTTGATTTCTTAAATCCTGTCCAGGGTTGTCACCAAATCCTAACCTTGGACTCATAGATACTCTTGCTGCAGCAGCAGAACCGCCACCACCACTAAATGAAACACTTGCTGATTTAAAGTTTCTGCCTCCATAGAATACGGATGCACTATCAATAATTTCAACTTTAACAACTGCCCCACCAGCAATTGAAGCTAGTCCTCGTGGGTATGTAAATGCACCGTTACTATCACCATCTCCTGAAATTATTACTGTTGGAGCGGATGAATATCCTGTGCCACCAGCTGTAAGAATAAGATCATTAATTTGTCCTGGGATAGCAGCGTTTTGAACACCAAATTGTTCAACGTCTGTGGCTCCATCACCACCACCCGCTGATGCTGAGTCAATAAACTTAACTGGCATCCAAGCTGATGATAAGAATTTGTTAGCAGTTGCTGTTGGAATAGTATATAAGAATTTCCATACATAGTTATCTGATGTAAAGAGATAAGTTTGAGCAGTACCAGTGGGTTTAACGGTTGAACCCGTTGCAACGCCCAAAGCGTTCTTGGCTCGTTTGATTACCATATAAACTTGGTTCTCATCAGTTATAACGTAATAAGGGCTTGAGCTTTCACCTACAAGTGAATCATTCCATGCCGCATAAACTGTACCAGATGTCCAGTTATATCTTTCAACAACTAAACTAAAATCTGAAACTGATTTAATAGACTGAACACGCTCACGAAAGTTTCTTTCTTCTCTTTCGGTTGCTATAGCAGTAGGTGCAACATCTGAATCATTCCATGTTTCAGAGGTACCAACACCAATATAATATTTTGAGCTCGCCGAATCTTTCAAGTCATCTAATAGATGAGCTGCCATTGAGCGTTGTATTTGTCTTGTTATTGTTCCAGCCATCTTTTATCCTATTAAGCTATAGTGATTTCACCTTGGTTGCCGATGAGGAACCAGTTAGCTCCATCCCAAATACATTGACATCCATCATTCTGTGCAAGTGCAAAGCTTGTACCTTGTGCGAAGTTTGCTGGTGTCACTGTTGCTGCACCAGAGTTTTTATTCGTAAATATTTTGTATTCTCCAACCGTTGTACCATCAGCTAATATAGCACCAAAGCCTGATGATTTATTGCATATAACTAATGTTGCAGTTTTATCAACTGTTCCAGCGCTTGTCATTGTAACGGAAGAGAATGCTGCTTTAGTAAGTTCAATAGAACCTGTACCTTTTGCAGCAAGTTTAATTCCTATGTTAGTAGAACCGCCTGAAGCTGTTATAGTAGGATCATTATTACTTGCTGCATTCGCAAGTGTGATTTCATTCACCGCAGAACTTGTAGCTGTAACTTTTATTAATTCGTTGCCACTCGTATCATTTAATGAAGTACCAACTCTACCTGTATTTATAACTGGACTTGTGAGTGTTTTATTCACCAGAGTCACAGCATGAGTTTTGAAAACAAACTCGTCTGCAGCACCTAATAACGGTAATGTAATAACTCTATTTGCAGCAAGATTGCTTACTGCTAGATCATAAGTGTGCCCAGTTGTATCATTAATTTTTGGTGTTGTTAATATTGGAGTGATAAGAGTTTTATTCGTAATAGTTTGTACAACACCAGAAAGAAGAACATCCCCACTTGAATCTGGGAATGTAATTACATTTGATTTTGTAGGTGTAGTAACTGCAAGAGTTGTTTCGTGAGCATCTAATATAGATGCACCATCAAAAATAATTTGGTTGCTTCCAAATTTAGTATTACGGACCGCACTATCACCGCCCAAAATATTGTATAATTCAGAGAAGTTATTATTTGTTTTAGTTGCAAAAGAGCGTATACTATCGCCTGTTCCGTCGTTGGCTGATGTACCCTTATTGATAATTTCTCTAGTCATTTAGAATTCCCAAATTCTGAAGTTACACTTATTTATATGAATAATATAGGCAATTATGCTGAATCACTATAATTATATACATCTTGGTCAACAGTTTCAAACGATGTATCAAGAGATGTAAGCAGACCTTTATCTGAATCATGGTCAGCACGAAGAACTGTAATCTCAGACATACCAATCATTTGATTGTATCTATCAGCAGCCCAACTAATTTTCCCAACATCAGCACCAAGATTATTGTAATTACTGGAATCTGCAAAGTGTGCAAATGTCATTACATCTGGATTCAATCGGAAATGCTCATCTGAATCATTCAATAGACCACGAGTTGTATTACCATGTGTAACCAACGCGAGTTGCTCACCGAACGTACTCATTTGAATTGATGCGTCACCTTGAACAAGTGTTGGTTGAACATCCTGATCATTCACCAAACCTTCACCGGTTATTAGGAATGTACCAAGCGCCACAATCTCAACTGATGCACCCACATACATACCACCGGGATGCACAAACAATTTGTACATATCTAACCAATCAACAACCGGCACGCCAGTTTTAATTAGAATTCCCCAATACTGATATATCTTATCGTCTTGAATAAACTTACCAGACTCAGGTCCAATAATTGTTTCACCAACATTAAACGTTAAATCTTTACCGTAAACAATGTTTGGATCTGTACCGAAGAACGCTCGGAAGAATCTTTCAATTGAGAACTTCGAACCTTTTGTTCGATAAAAGTTATTTGATAATTCAGCACCAGTTCTTTGATCCAAAATACCTTTCAGATAGTTTTGACCAAGTAACAGTTCGTCTTCTATAAATGTTAAATTTGATTTTGCAGTCTGACCAATGTCTCTGCTACTTGCAAGGTTTTTAATCTTGTGACCAAAATCGGTTTCATCAGAATCTAAGAACTGATAATACTTATCCATTAAGGTTTTTAACTTAGGATAATCGGTAGCAAAGCGTTCTGGGAACACTGTATCAACGTGACTTTGTTGAAACGTTAGCTCTCTTCGATTAAGATCTATTAGTGTTTTATCTGACATTAGTATTTAGCCGTCACAATTACAGGTGTGATATTTGAAAGTGATTGATCGTATTGTAAAATATTGTTTCTTACAGGAGCAACAACACTCTGGTTAGAAGGAGTTACAGATACTTTAATTTCAGTTCCGGATGGTATTTCGGTTGGTTTGAATGATACAATTGTTACCAGGCCATTCCCATAATCAATTGAACCTATACTATCAATTATAACAGTGCCAGTTTCTGGCTCAATAATTTGAATGGTAGTACCGGAGTTTGACATTCTCACGGTTTTCTCTTCACCAGATGTGTTCTTTATTTTAAATATAGTACTTGTAATAACCTGTTCTGTAGTAGCAACTGGAACATGAATTGCTGCAGGGAAATTAAGTATAAACGAATTCGTAGCATTAATAGTTGGTGTAAGTCTTTGCTGCATTCTTACATCCATTCGAGATGAAAGAACCGCAGGAGATACTGCATCAATAGCCGAAAGCAATGGAGATCTTCTAAATGATTTATCAAAATCACCAGTGTTAGCTGCGTAATAAGTTACTTTCGCTGCTCGAATCTGTTCGGTTATTGCTTGAATTGATAATGGTGTAAGATTAGGATTGATCTGATAAAATAAATCATTTTCGATATAGGTATTAATCGGATCTGCGAATTCTACTTTAAACGAAATGATTGCTAAGTCTGTTACTAATCCAGTAATGCCTAATTTTACCGTAGCCTTCTGCGTTTCAGTTGCAGATGTAGGAAATATGATTGATGAAAACACTGTACCAAATTTAGGATCAGGATTGTCTTCGCCACCCCATGATTTAACATTTGTAATCAGTGTTGGGAAGTTTCTTTTAATGATCGCTGAGTAATCTTCCGGAGTAACCATTCTATTTTGTGTAGCATACTGAAACGGTGCAGCTTTTCGAATTGATTCAATCTCTTCTTTTTCTTTGCCACCGTGTGATCTTGTAACAGTTGTAACAAAGAGTGGATAGTTACTGCCATTAACTGTAAGTTGATTTGACGCAGAGAAGCCTGTGGCTCTATTTGCATCAGGCCCATTTGAAGAAAGGTATTCTACCTTCACTTGGTTACCGGCTGAAGGTTGAGTACCAAGAATATTGTTTGAACCAAAAGAAAGCTGATAGAATCCATTTGGAACTTCTTTAAGAATGTAAACGGTTGAAGATTCTGTGATAGCTGTAACATTTAGAATACTAGAGTAAGCAGTAAAGTTGACGGATGTAGCAGTATTAAATACCTTTACATTTGCAGTTGAGGTATCTATATTTAAATCAGGAATAATATAAACATCTGTATTTGAACTCTCACCAACTCGGAATGTTTTAACTTTCTGAGTACCTTCAAAGATTTCAAGGTTAGCCTCACCACTACTTGTTAAAAACTGAAATGTTCCAGAGCCATTATCAATAGCAGTATATTCAACAGTGTTTTGAAATGTGTAAGTTACATCATCAACAGCAGCAGTAAAGAGTGTATTAGCTGGAAGTGATAGTGCAGATGGTCTATTTGACGCTGTAGATAAATCAAGGCTTACATTAATGATTGCCTTCGCACCAGTTTTAGAAAAGGGAATGTAACCAAGACCAGTAGCAAGTGATGACACTGATGGTCTTAATTGTGCAGTACCAAGAAATGATTCATTCAATGACATGTTTGCAATCAGACCGTTGATATGCGTATTATATGCAAGAACATCTAAAATATTAGAAAGACCCGATGCTTCAAAGTCATAGTCAGTAAATTCATCCTGCTTCTTTAAATAAGTTTTTAGATTAGCCTTAATATTCGAAAAGTCTAATGCAGTTGATTCTATTGTTGTTACCATTTTATCTCAGCCTTGTTAATGTCTTAGTGAGTGTTACTTCTTCTGATGTTGCCACCACCCTAAAAGTTACGTTCACCGTAATTTCGTTCCTATCCGGGGCAGCGGTTGCTTGTACGTGCAAAGCTTCTGCCCTTGGTTCGTATGATTCAATTGCAGATAGTATTTGTCTTTCAATGTCTTCTTCTGCATCTTCATCAGCAAGTTCAAATAATAGAGCTCGCAAGTTGGCACCAAACTCAGGATTAAACGGCTTTTCACCAAAGTTAGTTAATATAAGATTCATGACCGATTGCTTTACAGCTGCACTGCCAGTTTTCTTATAGATCTCACCACTTGGCTTTACAGAAAAAGTTAAGTCTATATCACTATAGACTTTTAGCCGTGTGCTTGATATAACAGCACTCGATAGATTCCCGTCTTCTACTGAAAAGGTTTTAGCCACGTTTTAATCTCTCTTTGTTTATTCTATTTATATCAAAAATCCAAATGATTTAATGATTTTCTCTTCTTGATCGAGCAGAAAGACCATCATTAATTTCAATTAAATCTTGATCACTTTGGCAACGACCATTAAAAAAAGTTTGTGTTTTAAATTTAGGTTTTTGGTCCGTAGCAGCTATATTGAAATCTGATGGAACCCATGGCATTATAACCATTATCTGTGAATTTATACGGTATATGCCAGTCTTCCACGGATCTAAGTCATCAAAGTATAAACGAATCTCATCAAAGACAGATAACTCTTCTGCCAACATCTGAGCAAATTCGAATGTTGCTGAAGGAACAATCCGCCCTCGATCATTATATAACTCATAAGTAATGACCTGACCCATCTGTGCCAAATCATTTATATCTCCAGATTTTGTACCCTTCGGTCTGTTCTTAGTTGAAAGAAGACCTTCACAACAAATTAATCGATAGTCCTCAAATGGACCTACATCATATTTACACAATTCAATTACAAGTGTCTGCATCATTAAGTTTCTTGCAACAGTCTGTCTAGCTTCAAATGAACTAAGATGACCAAGCGTTGTTGTTCTTCCATTTCCTCCTAAGAATGTAGAAATTGGAATACCCTGTGCTAGTAATGTTTTACTTGTAATTGCATATGGACCTTTTCTTGGATCAATAGCCTGTGGATTAAATCGTGGATCTGGTATAAACATTCGACCGTTAAGTCCATCAGTTGCAACTGCTGTGGATACGGTAAAGGCAGCTCTCTTTCCACCGATGATTTTAGAGGATCGATTGCTAATGCCAGATCGCATATGCTGCTGTGGTGCCACTGCGGTTTTACCAGGTGAATATGTTCGACCTGTACTCGGTGGTACTGGTTTCAGAATATTTGAATTGATACTTCCATCTGCAATGAGAGCAGTCATAAGTGCACTATTTGAAACATTCAATGGGTCTTTTAATAAAGCTCTTGCTTGAGCAGTCGTAAGTTTCTTCGTGGCCATCCCACCCATTTTTTTACTACGAACAATTTTGTCTTTAATGAAGTTTCCATCATCAACTGAAACTTTTTGAATACCACGATTTGATTGAGTAAGATACTCTTTCATAATAGCTGCAGTTGGTCCAGGTAGCGCAACTGATTTATCTGAATCACTTGCAATCAATGCTGCAGTTGTATTCGTATTTGTATAATTAGGATTCGTACCTTGAATATTAGCAGCATAGGATTGAGAGTGTGTATGACCGGAAAGAATTGCTACATCTGCCGTACCTGTTAAAGAGCCATGAAAAGTAGTCATATGCGCAGACGTACCATTCAGTCGAGTAAGGTTAGCCATTGGTGCATCAACCGACACTCCAGCAGTAACAGTATGACCGGTCCACAAATTATGATTGTACATAATAATGCCGTCACCACCAATTGTACCGGTAGCACCAATAACTGTCATATCAGCCGCAGCCAAATTCATATTATTAGTTGACATTGCAATTTCAGTTTCTGATGTATGTTTACTTTGTCCGGTTACACTTATGCTACGTGTCCCACCAACAGTTGATCGTAATGCATCTTTCACAATTTCACTTAAATTTCCAAGCGTTGTATTTGTTCTTGATTTAATAACAGTAGAAGACTTATTACCTTTAACAGTCTCTCCTCGATTGCCATCAATGGTTGATCGATCAGCACCTAGGATTGTTTCTTTCTTATCACCACCAACTTTTAAATTGTAATCACCAGTCACATTCAAATCTAAGTCACCAGTAATGTCTGCCTTCAATCCTTTACATGAGATAGCAAGATCACCTTCAAAAATCATAACACCATTTGCATCTACCGAAACAGAAAAGTTATTCTTAGAGCGAATCATTACACTGCCATCTTTGGCAAACTCAATCCCAGTTCCTTTATTATGTTTTATAAGAATCTTTTCACTACCAGCTGTATCATCAAGCATAATGATATGGCCAGATTTAGTTTGTTGTATTTGTGCTTTACCATATTCTGGTGTTACGTCTGCACCAGGCCCACCAAATGCGTCAAGGCTGACTTCACCAGCAGCAGCAATTTCTTTTTGAACATTCGCGTTTGTAATTTGTTCTAATCGATTTTGATCAATAAGTGCAGGATCAGCACCGCCCATTGAAAGAGTATGTGTAGCTTCTCCAGTCGCAACTTTGTTTAATGAAGGTCTCCATAAATAATCGGGAGTTGGGTATTCACCTGATGGATCAGAATAGCCTGAGGCAATGCGTTTAATAGTATCTTTACCTAATCCACGTTTTTCGCGTTCACCATCGGCGAAATCTCCTTGGCCTTTATCAGTTGTATCTGCCATTCTATACTCCTATGCCTAACGCGGCAACTTTTTGCTCTGCTACAAATTTATCTCTTTTTTCAAAAATAGTTAGTTTTTTCGGGGTGTCGAGTGTTCCAGGTTCAACAACTTTCTCGAGTGTATCGTGATGTGCCGTTTTAATTGAAATTTCTCTAGTTGTTAAAATCTTACTATCAACCCATGGGTGACCTACGTTATGTTTATGAAACATATTAAATACGGCGTCATGAACATCAAATCCAGGATCGCTGTGACCCCTAGCCCTAAAGTCATTATGTCCCCAAGCTTGCCCACCAGGAGCTGCTTTATACCACGCCAGCATAAAAAACCAAAACGCTTTCATTTGTGCCTGTGTTATTGATGCTTTACCAACCTCCGAAGTTGGAGGAACCCCTTCATACTTATCACTTGTACATTTATAACCTGCAACAAAAGCAATACCAATACTGCGATCATTAAACCCAGCAGTATGAGCACCAGTTTTATTAATATTCCGTCCAACCTGTAGACTACCATCTCGCTTTATAATAAAGTGATATCCAATTTCATTCAAGCCTTTTTTCTTATGACTCTTATCGATTTCTTGCGAACCAACATATCCTTGGTCTGTATAATGACCAGACCAATGCCATACAACAGTTGTAATTTCTCGATTTGCGGTTTGTAAATAACGTACGGTTTCCTCAACTGAATTGATAAATGGGAACGAACTAGTATATGCCCCACTACCAGGGTCTACAATTGGAGATGCAGTTTTACCTGGTCCTGGAGCAATTGTCATTGCGGTAGATGTATCAGAATTTACAACCTTATCATCAAGCTGTTTAAGGGTAAACTTCAGTGCATTGTTTTCTATTTGTGCTTCAGCAGAAAACTTTGCATTAAACTTATCAGCATCTACTTTATCAATAATTCTTTGAATATCTTGTGGTGAATTTGGCTTTACTACTTCACCTTGGGCTTCTAATTCTTTTCTTAATAAGTCTGGTACTCTAATTGATTTTGCAAGAGTGTTTGCTGCATCAACATTGAAACCTCCAATGAGTAAGTTTTGTAAGTCTTTAATGCCCGGGAGCGAAGAAAGATCAAACCCAGTTGCAATTGATTGTATTGCACTGCCTATGCCATTGGTAAAACTTTCTACAGCAGCCTTAAGAAGACTGCCTCCATCTAATCCACCTAATGCTTTACTTAATTGGTCGCTTCCAAGTTTAATTGAAATGCCTACATCGGCTGGTAGTTTATCCTTATGTAACGCTGTCACAGATTTGTCAACATCATTTTTCACATCTGGATGAGCAACTTCACCGATAATGCTCTTTACTTTTTGTGGATCAACTCCACCCTTTGATTTATAGTGAGCAGCGATTGCTTCAGGAGATCCATCAGTAACAATATCATCAAGCAGACCTGCTGCACATTCTTCAGCAATCTTTGCTAATGGTGCGGCCAAGGCAATGGCTGTTGCAGATGCCCCGTGTGCTGAAAACATTAAAGCAGCAAGTGCTCCGCTATGGCTTGTAAGTTCTGTTCTAAATCCAGGGATAGCTGATTGTACTGTATTGGTTAGTCGAGTGATTGTTGCTTCATTAACACCACCACAAGGAACTCCATTAACATCTGGTTGCCCAACAAGCGCTGTTGCTAAATCATCAACAGCTTCTGTTAGTCCTTCAAATCCACCTAGTATTTCACCCTGTTTCTTTCCCAGTCCAGAAATATCAAAGGCTTTCCATTGTTGCGCTACCTGCTCCAGCTGTGCTGAAGTAGCTTTAATATCAATACTATTAGCTAAACTAATTAGTTTCTTATTGAGAGCTTCAGTTGTTATCGTCATTATGCTATGCCTCCACCCAGGTCACCCGGACCAGTATAGGGGGCCTCAGCCCTGACTATAGTAGTTTTTCTTGTGAATGTATTATACATTTCAATTGCAGCTGTAACAGCTTTGTCTTCTCCAAGAAGCTCCGGCTTGCCATCGAATATACTTACCCCACCGGTTTTTTGCGGTCGTTCATATAACCTTCTTATAATTAATGCAGCCTCAGTAGGAGTAGTTGCTTTCTTTAATTGTGCACCACCCAAATATGAAATGTTATCAAGTTCATTCTGTACGAATTCCATTTGTATGCGGTAATCAGACCATGGCATTTTTCTTTGTTTTGCAAAACTCTTAAGGTTTTCAACTCTATCTGTTTTGTTATACCATTGCGCAATACCCACTGATACATCGGTTGGAGAGTGTAAACCTAGATCTCCTTCGGCAACTGGTATTAAATTTGATTCTGCTATTAGATTGCCAATAAGCCCTGCTGCCTGTGCATCTGTCCAACCTTTATTTGTAAAGAACTCCCAAGCCATTTGCTTTCGTTCATCAAAATCTTTAGGATAAGAACTTTGTAAATGAGCAGCATTTGTTGGGGCTCTATCAGTATCATTCCCTGCAGCAAGTGCACTCATTATAGTTGCGGTGTTATTATCTTTTGTTCTTACACCAGTATTTGTTATGCTATTCTCTTTTGTTAGAACTCCGCTTTCTTCTGCTGGTTTTAGAGGATTTGCTAATTGCTCTGCGGTTGGGACTTCAACAGTTGGAATAGATCCAAAAACTAATGGGAGCTGTGATGCTCTACCATCTAAAAATATACCAAACACTGTTGCGCCCTTTTCCATATATGGATTACGTCCCATACCTGATATTCCTGGCTCGGTTGTTGGAACTAATACTTGTGCTTGAGGCAAATCAGAAATAGGAACTTCATCTCGAGTACCATGAATACCATATATCCTAACTCTCACTCTGCCCAATCGTGGATAGTCTGTGCCAACTTCTTCAATAACTCCAACAAACCATCGAGTGTCATCTCCATAAAATGCTGTTTTTAAATTCATACTCATGCTTTTTCCATCCCTAATCTTACTGCGCTCATTTCAACCGTATGTTTTGTATCAAAAAAGGTATGATGTGCTGCAGCTATCATATAATTACCAGATCTTTTTCTATCTCGCATCTTATCTTCAGACGCTGTTTTTTCTTCAGTGGCTTCTAAATTATTAGATAAATGTAAATATTCTAGTTTTTTCCCAATTGAGTTATGAGCTCCAAGCAAGAAGGGCATTCCTGGTACTGTTAGATTAATAAAGTATTTAAAGAAGAGCTGTTTAATTGCTATTCGAACCATAGCGAGTTGATACATATCCAAACTTTCTTCTTGATAGTAATTGTTTATATCATCATATGTATTCACCGATAATGCTCTATGAATTTCAACAGAGTTAAATGTTTGTAATTCTTTGCCATCATATTTTAAGTCAAGGGTTGGCAAAGATCCCAGTGGAATAACACCCTTTACAATTAATCTTGAGAATACACTATTAATATCAAAATGACTTTTCTCATTACGTCCAGTTGTTAAGTCCGTTACTGAAAACGAACCGGCAATTGCTCCATTGAATTGAAGTGACATTGTATTTTCAGAACCACCTGAACCTGCAGAATAAGTTTCTACAATGTAAGGATTCTTCTCATTGGCATTACTGGTTTGATCCTGAGCATATGCTTTTGAATATCGATATGGCGTGTCTTTGTTAAACGCTTCTTCGGAAAGCATTTCTTCTAAAGACTTAATTTGTAAATTAACATCATTAATAGTTGAAAAGAAATAGTATGGTAAACCATCTTCAGTAGTCATTCTTTCCATCATAAAGTTAATTGCTTCAAGAGGTGTCATACCAGGAATAACAACTCTCATAGGCTTCTGTACTGGTTTAACAAAAGGCTGGTCTATGGTGATATCAAGTTTTTCTTTAGCAATCTTATTAATGATTTCAAGAGGAGTGCCTGAATACGATTTAGAGAATCGTTGTAACGAACCATCGAATGAAATCTTTTCAATGAGATACAATGAAATGATTTCATCATTATCATTTATCTTTTGTGTATCCATTACAACTCTTATAACAAATGTTTTTGTAATGTCAATTGGGGATGTTGATGGTTGAGATAACGTTATCTCACAGATTTCAGTACCATTAAAACTAAAAGTTTCATAAATGTTTGCATCATCTTTGAAAAACAATTTACCTGTTAGATATGGGTACTGAAGGTTCTCAAAGATTTCTAATTGACCAACCAATGGAGCAATGTTAACTTCCCCATTATGCTTTATTAGTTTAACTGATTTGATTGCAAAATCAGATGCGCTTTCATAGGTGGCTGGCTCGGGCATTACTCAAACCTTAATAAATTATTAAACTCGGCTGCAACTTGTGCAGCAACTTCTGGTTTAAACACATCAACTGATCGCAATGCGTCGTTTCTTAATCTCACCCGATTTAAATATGTAATAGGTATTAGGCTTGTAGATGCTGAATTAAATGTAGCCGGATTAATATCTGTTATTACCCCATCTGTATCTTCATAATGATGTACTGCATTGTACTGTTCTGTCACACCTGTTAATTCTTTTACAACCGCTTGCTCTTCATTAGCAAAAACGTTTTCACCAACATCAAAACTACCTGAGGTCATTGCTACAACAATTTGTCCTAGATCTAAATTCTTTTTACGGATCCTACCTACAGCACCACTCCCTAAGCCTTCAATTGATTGTCCTGTTAAAAATGCAGTACTAATATCACCTTTTGTAGTCAGTACAATATTAGGATAATCTATTTTAGCTCTTGGCAGTATTTCTCTTTCTGTAAGTGGCCAACCTGATTCCCTTAAATCTTGATTTAAGAAATAGAAAGTCCAATAGTAATCAGTTGTTCCATATAAAGAGTATGAAAATGTATCTGGTCTTTCATTATCTCGAATAGTTGCGGTGTTAGCAAATACCATATTACCTTTTAACTCATCAAGTATAGAGATAGCAGTTGTTATGTTTTGAAACAGCGATGGGCTTGTTGTATCCGTGTCCCCAAAAGTATAATTTATTATTGGGAAATTTCTGAAATATCCTGATGCCATTAGTAACCTACCTCAATATCTTGTTTGCCGAGAGCTCTAGACTCTGAGAAGTTCATACTAACGCCAATTTCGGTCCATTGCCCACCTTTATGAAATCCCATTCCATTTGGATTGTAGATAGCATTAAATGAAGTTAAATATGCTGGTAAGAATTTAATTCCAGTCCACTGCTTACCTTTATATGACGCTTTGAGTAAAAACCTTCTAGGGTATCTATATCCATAAGATGCCCCACCAACACTTAGTTTCTCTGGATATAATTCCGTTCTAAATGCTTCAATAATCTTATTAATCTCTTTTGACTCTTCTAAACTTGTTGCAATCAATGTAAACTGAAAAGCAAATTGTCTGATAGGAACACTTCTAAATAATGTTCTTACATTTGGGTTTAGTGTTGTTTGTGTCTGTAAAGCCAAAGCGTTTGAAGCACCTTCATTCACTTTTGAAAGTAAGTTTTGGGAAATAATACTCGCAACAGTAGGATTCATTTTCATACCGGCCATTGCCATTCCTATACCTCCCGCTGCTTGCCCCATCTTTTTACCCGTATCATATGCACCCTGCGGCGTACCTGGAGACTGAGCTTGACCTTCAGGAAGCTTTTTAGCCACCATCGCGCCAATTCTGCCAAGCTGTACGGTATTATCATATGCAGCAGCATCTTGCATATTTAAAGCCTGTGGAAGATATAAGTTTATTCTTCCAAAATCCATTGCAGTAGTAAGAGTATGTCCAGCCCCCGATTTTGTTTCATTTTTAAGATCCCCATTGAGCCTCGCAATCTCTTCTGCACCATTGCCCGATCCTATGAAAGCTTGAACCTGATCGATCACTCCTGCAATTCCGCCCTTAACAAGTGGCCCA